GTGACAACTTCGTTTATTTCGTTGTAATCGGCGTCTAGGCCAAAAACTTCTACTGTTCTTGCACCAGTCCCTGCAGCAGTGTCATTGGCTGAACTGCTTGATACAGTCATTACTGTAGCTGACGCGGGATAAGCGTATAAACCACCTTGTTCCCAGATGGTTTCTTTTGTAGCTCCAACAGCAGCGTTATAACCGAACTTGAAGACAGTTTTGTGGTAAGGTATCTGGCCACGCGCCACTTGTAGCTCGAATGGCTCAGTAGTTCCAACTCTACTAATTGAAGATATCTGAGCCATTGTTGCTCCTAGCTATAGAAGATGGTCATAGCAGTGACGTTGGTCGCCGTTCCAACGTAGATGTCACTTGTAAACAAAAGCCCATTGTCTGGGATGTTTACAGAGTGAGAATCAGACGCCAGAAAGTCTATGTCCAAGATTGTTGAACCGCCATTGCCATCAGTTAATGTCAAGCGCCCAGCGCCAGCACCAGTAAGAACCTGTACTTGGCGTAGTCTAGCGCGACCAACAGACGCCCCACCAGTTCCTGTAAGGCGTTTGGATTGTACGTCTGAATTAGACATTAGCTATCCTTTTTCTTTGCTGGACGGCCACGCTTCTTTGCGACAGGTTTTTCTTCCCATGCCTCATTTACATCAGGTGTGGAAGGGTCATCCGCTTTGAGCGTACCATCATCGTTACGCGCACGAACCTTTGCAGCTTTGAGAGGCGTCCCATCTGGGTTTAAGCCTCTTGCTGCTAACTCTTCTGCGCTTGCTGGTTTAAATCTACTCATGCATCACCTACGACGCTGCGATGGTGCCGCCTGTATCAGACCGCTTCCAGTTTGTTCCGTCAGAGAACGCTAGGATTGCTGAACCAGCAGCGCCGTCTGAAACGTAAACGAGTGTACCAGCGCCAGCATCTGAAGCTGATGGTGCAGTTGCAACTGTGTATGTTGGAACTTTGATGTCTCCGACAAAACCATTTGTGGATGTCACTGGACCGTTAAAGGTGGTTGAAGCCATATTAGTACCCCTTGCACAAGGATTCGCCTAGCAGTCTTATGCAACGTCAGGTGGGGTGGAATCCTGTCTGCAAGGCTAATGTTACCCCATTCGCAGAATAGCACATTCCATTTAAAAAGAAAGAGGCGACTTTCGCCGCCTCTGTTTGTTATTCTTCTTCTGCAAATTCTTTTTCGTTTTGCTTTTCTTCTTCGTAGCATGTTCCGCATAAATGCCACCCATAATCTGGCTGATATTCTCCTTCTGTTGCGTTACAGCGTACACATTGCTTTCTATCTGAGTTACTCATCTTTCTTCCTTTCTTAAAAATACCCTCTGACGCTATCTGGTAAATCTTCGTAATGAATACTTCCCCGATAAAGCGCTTCAGCATATGGTGCGATCTCTTCACGCTCATAACGCTGCCACGCTTCTGAACCATACATCGGTTCAGTTTCACGCCAATGCGCCAAGTCCAATGCTCCACCATCATTTAAATGTTTTTCCATACGCTCTAGCATTTTCTCGACGCGCTCTTTAGCCTCATGATGACCAACTTTATTTGATTGAAGTGACCAATTATGCGTCCACTGATTGCCTTTATGATCTGCAACCATAACGTAATAGCTTGTTGCGATGTTGTCTGCTGGCTCTTCTGCCCAAGGATTATTCCATTCAAAATCCCACTGAGACATATAGATGAATGCTACTTGTTCTTTGTTCATTTCTTTCTTCCTTTCTTTTGATAACTGAGAGATAAGCATCAGCAATACTTTTTCAAGAGCAAAAAGAAAAAAAATATTTTATTGTTTATTTACAAAAAGAAAGGGGCAGCTTTCGCCGCCCCAGTCTAAACCAACGAGGAGTTGATGGTATTATGCTGCGCCTTCTGTACCGAAGACACCACGCCAGTCGGTGAAGCCGAATGAATAACGCTCACGCACTTTGTAGCGCACGTTACCTGTTTCGAAATCACCTTCCATGCCCTTTTTCATTGGGGAGCGTTGGAAGTGCTTCAGTCCATCAGGGACATCAGTTGTCACGAAGAACGCATCGCTGTCTGTCAGACGACGCATCACATGATATCCTTTTGGCAGATAACCGCCAGAACGGATAGCGTTGATGTCGTTGTCAGCAGTACCGACGCGCAACTGTGACTCTAGCAGACGTTCTGCAACGAAGGTGTAAGCTGTTGGGATAACCAACATCTGACCTTGTGCAGCAATCCGAAGACCACGGTCATCTTTCATATCCGCGATTTGGATAAGAATAGCTTCTAGTGATGTTTCGGAAAGGTCAGCAGCAGTCGAAAGTGTGTTTGACTGGTTGCCGTTCTGCGTTGGGTGAGATGTGCTTAGTAGCGGTACACCGTCACCACCGTTTGTGCTTGTCGCGTTGTTCAAGACGTTTGCAGCTTTGATCTCTTTAGTAGAGGCCATAGAACGTGCAAGCGCTTTTGTGTAGCGTGAAGCAATTGAGCCATACTGACCGTCTTCTTCAGCTTCTTCAGTGATTGAGAAAGCCAAAGCAATTGTTTCGTGCTGGTAACGCGCAGTCCACTGTTGAGAAGCCGCATCATAGCTGATCGCCGCGCCTTCACCTTTTGTTGGAGCATTTCCAAACCCGGAAAGAAGCACGTCTTCTTCAAATGCCTTCTGAGAAGTGTTTGAAGAGAATACTGCTTCGTATTCGGCTGGATAGCTGTCGTATTCGAGTCCAAAAAGAGTATTCAGACCCGGCTCAAGCATTTTAGCAAAGGATGCTCTATTCATTGCCATTGTTCATACCCTCCTTAAATACCAGCACTGTCTTTCAGGAGATGCTCATTTACAAGCACTTCCATGACTGCATTTGCACCGAAAGCATTTTCGGGTGCATCATACAACGCAATGATTTTACATTGTGCTGCTGTCGCTGCCATAGTTCCTGAAATCTCAAAGCCAGATTGACCAGTCGTTGTTGAACCAGCACCAGCGACGATATCAGCACAGTTGCCGATATTTGTCTGGGCTGGTGATCCCGCAGACTGAACTTTGAATACAATGTACGGATCGTCGTACACATAAGCTACGATGTCTGTAGCAGTAGTGCCTGACGGCCAATACTCGCTATAAACATATGAACCGTCACTTGCGGTGTATGAAACCCCTGCAAACACACCAATTTGGTTTACCTCAGTCGCACCCGCTGGCTGAAGTGTACCGTCAGCAGCTAGGATGACCATATCTCCAGAGAAGATATTTTCAGCCAGACCAGAGGTAATGGTGTATTTGTTTGTACGAGGCGCATAACCGCTCATGTGACGAACTGGCACAAAGCCAAAGGCTGCATCTACATTAGCCATTTATTCGCTCCTTTTAGCGTTATTTAATCACTAGCAGCAGATAAGGATCTGCCACGACTCGTTTCGGACTTCCGCTCTTGGTAGATTGGTTGCCCACTACGCCGTCCCAACGCTTCAAGTTCTCCGACAACGGATTCGTTCTGCTCTGCGTTCTTACCTGAATAATAGTTTTTCATTGCTTTATGACGTTCTTCAGGCATCTCACAAAGAAGCATTCCTTCGATGCCGATGCAACCTTCCCACTGGCCATGATTAATAGTCGGAAACAATCTACTTTTCACAGTATCAGCGGCGCGTGGTTCCCAGCCTTCGCGCATACGTTTATACACGTTATCTGGGGTGTCTTTACCCTGAATCGAGGTAGCTACCCACCTTTGGACATAACCGGGACGAGCTTCTGGCGCGTCCAAAAGTGCTGGTGGTTTCCAAGCCGTTTCACGACGAGCTTCCTCGTCACGGATGGAATTGCGAGTTTGGTTTGCACGAACATTTCTTTTCTCAGACATTACTGGCTCCTTTGCTGACGCCGAATTTCGGCCTCATATTTTTTAAGACTCTTTTCATCATTGATGCCAAGTTCTCTCGCCATCCTAAGTTGCTCTTGCGTCATCCGCACTCTATTGCCCTTGTAGCTGGAAGAACCGCCTGTAGTGGGGGCGACTGGTGATCTACTTTTTGTTCTTGCCTTACTAGGACTTGCCCCTGAAGATAACTCAGGAAACATTTTTTGTAAACGACTGTTAAGTGTTTGGTAATATTCGTCCGAATTTTTGTCGAAACCTTCTAGGTCAAGTTGGACATCAATTGAACGAGCAGCAGCCGTTTCTCGCTCAAAGCCGGGGGCATTGAACCAGTTATTTGCTTGCCACCATTGCATAGCTTTCGGTGGTGCTGGGTTTTGTGCCGCTTGCTGTGCGCGGCCAACTGTTGGTGACGCTGCCGCACGTTGCTGGCTTTGCTGACGTTGCATTTCAGCAATACGCATAGCCGCTCTCATGTCAGCCAATTGCTCTTGGAAGCTGACCTGTGCTTCAGTGTCACCCTCTTCGACAGCCTTTGTTAAGGCTTGACGTGTCTGGGCATAGCGCTGATGGAAGGCTTCCTCTGCTGACTTCTGAGATCCACGCTCCAAGCGATCAAGACGCTGCTGTAGCTGTGCGTTTTGCTCTTGGATCTGACGCGCTTGGACTTCAGCATCACGACGTTGCTGCACAAGCTTTTGAATACGCTTTTGGACTTTTGGCCCATAGTCGTCTTCGTCTTGATCTTGAGCATTGTACTCTGCTGCTACGTCTTTTGCTTCTTCTCTTGCTTCTTTAACTGGATCATCTGTGATTTCGATTTCGAAATCTTCAGGTTCACCTCTAGCCTTTTTGATTTCGGCTTCTATTTCATCTAGAATTTCTTTTTGTGCCATAATTCTATCCTACATATGCGGTAACTTCGACGCCATCAGGTAAGATAGATGTGATTTCATCATCATTAAGAAGAAGAAACTTGACACCTTTGACGACAATCTTTTGACCAGCGTATTTACCATAGGTCACGCGATCTCCGACCTTTGGCAATACCTCTGATCGCCATTTATTTCCTGTATCCCTGTCACGATACGCAAGCTCACCCATAGCGCAGATTGTGCCATGCGCTGTTAGGTACTCTTCGTTATCTTTTGAGGTTTCTGGTAATAGAATGCCCCCAGATGTTTGAGTCTTCGCCTGATTAGGCTGTATTAAGACTTTCCAATTTAGGGGGATTGGTATTTGATGAGATCCAATGGTCGCATTGGTTTCTTCATCTGTAAATATTCTGTCATGCTGATGAGACATGCTATACATCCTCTTCATTTAGAGTTTTTAGGGTTTCGCGGATAATCTCAGACGCTTGCATTAAGCCTTCTGCGATCCCTACGTTTTTTTGGTATGCGTTGAAGTCGGCCATACGGCCATCAACCATACCTTCAGCTATCTCTAGCCGTCTTTTCTCCAGATTCTTTCTGATCTGCTGGAGCAGATCGCTTGTTGTCATAATTGATGCCTCCTTGACCTTTCGAAGAGACACCAGTCACGTTAACAGTCACTACGTTTTCTTCTTTTGACATTAGTATCCTTTCTTTTTGCCCGACATGGGCTTCTTCTTAGTTACAGCTTTTTTCTTGGTTTTCATAGGTTTTTTTGCAGTTTTCTTTTTGCCGTACATCATTGTAGATCCTTTCGACATTAGGGATGGGAAACTTGCTCTATTCATCGTAAACTTCGCCTTTATACTTGCGATTAGCCGCATCAAATATGTTGGCATATTTATCTCCTTTGATCGCCGCATCTGGATATGCTGCCTTGTATTCTGGCATCATGTGATACGGTACTTCATCAGGTAGACCACCAATCTTTGGCATCAACTTGTTTAGTGTTTGCCCCATGATGGGAGCGACATCAACCTTACGCGCCAGCTTCGATAGGAAATTGCCTGTTGCGCTACTGGCCCCAAGGAAACCCAGTGGACCACTGAAGAGGGTAACCAGATCCATCTTCTTGCCGTCGTAGTAGTCTTTGATGTCATTATCGCCCGGCAATAAGATCGACGCCACTTTGACTGCGAATGGCATACTTTGGATCAGGCGCTCTTCACCGTCAGAGAAGCGATCTTCTTCCTTGGTCTTTTTCAAGCGACCATAGGCGTCAATAGCGTCTAGAGCGCCACCTACGAATGGTATGTCGATCAGGCCCATGTCCATGAAGCCTTGATCCGCACCACCAAACACACGACCAGCCATGTCTGGT